TTAAACTGCGATAACTTGCCATTCTTTACCGCGATCATCATTGTACTTATCAGTCATTTTTCTAGATTTATGTCCAAGTAATTTTTGAGTATCTATGCCCTGATCTCTGTACAATCGTTCGGATAATGATCTCTGTTCATGGAATGTCGGAGCGGTTCCATCTTCCCAATCAATCCCGCATTTTTCTCTCGCTTTACGAAAAGTCGTAGTAAGCGTATTTGCTGTTACTTTTCCCCCCTTCTGTGCCTGCGAAGTGGTGTGTTGATAATGAACCAGGTATTTACTGACAACACGATCTCGGCAAAAAGTAATGACCTCTCTCAATGACATGCCTATAGCCTGACATCTCATAGAGAGAGGGATCGCCAATTTCGCACCTGTCTTTTCCTGCTCTATATGGAGCATGTCATCCCATATATCTGAGAATTTCATATCAGAGATATCACCAAGACGTTGCCCTGTGACGACAGCCAACAGCATTCCGCATTTCAGGTAATGCGGGTGGTGTTCCGCCCGGGTGAATATTGCCTGCCATTCCTCCAGTGAAATGCGTTCGCGTTTTATTCTGTTTCGCGGCTGTTTTGTTGCCTGTGCGGGGTTATATCCGGGAGGAACATGTCCTGCATGTTGGGCCTCTTTAAAAATATCGATCAGAACCATTCTGACTACCTGTGCCATTCTGGTATGTCCGGCCGCTTTAACCTAGTCTGTTATTTCTGCTATTTCCAATGCGGTTATGTCTTTGAGTTTCAGCATGCCGCAGTATTGCCTGAATAAATTTACCGGCTTATTTTTCTGTTTCAGTGAGTTTAGCTTTAATTCACCCTCACGCACTCGTTCATTCTGAATCTCAAGGTATTTATCAAGCCATACACTGACACTGATCCCGTGCCTGGCATTTTTAATTCCGGACAGACGGTCATTAATACTCAGTATTTGTTTTGTTTGCTGTTCGGCAATTATCATATTTGCCTGGATAGCGACTTCTTTTGCTTCTTTCTCATCAGTACCAAGGCTATGAAATTTTCCTGTCAGCGGGTGTTTATACTGCCAGTATACTTTATCGTTCCGCTTATCAAGCTTGCAGTATAAATTCGGGACAGTAATGTTATGAGCGCGTGGTCTCGCAGCCATCAGACAAAATCCTTCTTAACATATCATTAGAATTGCCCGGTAATTGAGGTTTTGAAACAATGCCGACATAACGCGCATCACGGTCTACCATCCATTTTTTACCGACTTTCAGTGCAGGTGGCACCATCATGTGAGATTTTGCGTATTTATGTAATGTTCGTTTGCAAGGGGCCTCATCACCAAACTCATGTTTTGCCCACACTTCAAGATCAACCATTCTTGACATATCTTCTCTCCACACATCGCCGTATACGATTAGAGGTTTTTAGGTCTGACCCACATACAGATCGGGCCGTCTTCATTGTCTGCTATCCAGGCGATAAACCAGCCATCACCATCGGGTTTTGTTGGTTCCCACGCTGAAATATTGGTATCACCTTCTTCAAAGTAACTGAACCACAGCGGGTGGAAGTTATCAATGTCGCTCTGGCAATACACCGCCTGACATTCAAGGTTATTTTCATCGCACCACTGCTCTATTTCCTGATTCGATTCCAAACAAGGAACATCTGGGTGAACCCAGTAACCGCTAGGATCACGTTCTGGTTTTATATAGCCTATCGGGTTAATTACTGTCATTGTTTGTACCTTTGTAGAATACCATCCAGTGTGTTTTATCGTTCTTCCCGACACGCTGCACAATGGTAGGTTTATATTCGGTCAGCTCAAGAATCTTACTTGCCCAGATCTGCGTTTCATTCCACTTAAAAATTAAACTGTCGTGTGGCCGCAACACCCTGAATGCTTCTCTGAAACCAGCAGCCAGGTCAGAACGCCAGGAGTGTTTATTCAGTGAGCCGTATTTTTTAAACATCCAGCTATTTTTTCCGACCCGAACGAGGTGGGGTGGATCAAACAGCACCTGGTAAAATGTTTCATCCGGGAACGGCAGGTTTTTAAAGTCAGCAATGATATCCGGTGTAATTTCCAGCAGACGGCCATCACACAGGGTGTGTTCTTCATTTCTGATATCACTGAACAACACACGCGGATCTTGCTTGTCGTGCATAAACATCCGGCTAACTACAACCCAATCTGAAAGCGAGTAGGCAATGAAGAATGAATCACTGAAAGAAGTCGTAAAAAAGATGTGTTGCGCCATGCCTGGAGGGCGGGAAGCTCTGGCCGGGGCGCTGGGGATGTCACTGACGACGTTTAACAACAACCTGTACGAAAAGAACGGTTGCCGGTTTTTCGACAATGACGAACTGGAAGCAATGGAAGACCTGACGAAAATCCGCCACCTGGTCGAATACCACATGGACCGGCATGACATTACGCCGATGGAAACGATCGAACCTGAAAATATCGACGAAGTGGAATTATTCAAGATACAGACAAACCTCAGCGCACATCAGGGGCAGCTTTCCGAGTTAATCAAAAAGAGCCTGGAAGATGATGTTCTGACGGAAGAAGAAATGACGGCCATCTACAAAAAGATGAACAAAGTGTTCGCATACGCACGGGGGTTTATTGCGTCACTGAATGTGGTTTACGGGGTGGGAAATGATTCAGGTAACCAGAAAGGGTGAAGCCGAGATTATACGGCTCTCGGCCTCGGTCGCGCCATATCAATTTGTGTGAAGAGATAAACGCATGAGCAGATTAACTCATTCAGAACCAGAAAAGCAATTTAAATGCCTCGTTATTGGTAATGAACCGTTTCGTTATGTTGAAAGCATACCTGCCGGTGGCATAGCGGACAACTACCGTGAAGCAGCGGAAATGGTAGAGCGGGCTGAGCTGAAAGAATACTGGTCAAAATACTACTACCGCAGCGGAGGTCAGAATGCTTAAAGAGACAGCTGACAATCTGGATCGGTATTACACCGACAGCCGGGGGCGGAAAGTTCACGTTGTCCGGTTTGACCGGCAGAACAGCCGGGTAATTTTCATGCGTGACGGCTATGAGCATCCGTGTTTTGAACCTCTGAAAACCTTTCAGGAGCGGTATACACGCGTGGATGAGGTGAAACCATGAGTATGATTTTAACCGCGCGGGCTTTGCAGATAAAAACCGGCAACGCGCTGCGCAAACTGGTTCTGGTAAAACTGGCGGATAACGCCAACGACCAGGGTGAGTCGTGGCCGTCTGTGCCGTACATTGCTGAGCAGTGCGAAATGTCAGAGCGATCAGTGCAGAACCACATTAATGCCCTGGTGGAAATGGGGCTGGTTCGTATCGAATTCCGGAAATCGGCCAACGGTCTGAACCAGTCAAATATCTATCACCTGCGTCTGAATGTTGCCGTTGTGACTGGTGAATCTCCTGCACCATATGGTGCAAATCCTGCGGGGGTGAGTGGTGCAAATGGTTCCGGGAGTGGTGCAGCAAATTCACCAGGTGGTGCAACTGGTTCCGATAGTGGTGCAGGAGCTGCACCCAGAATCAGTAATGATCCAGTCATAGATCCAGATAATAAAAATATTATCTCCCGCGATGAAAAAACTAACGTCAAAACCGCAATGCCGGAAAGCTTTGAACCGGGTAGTGAGCATACTGCAAAAGCTGAGGCATCCGGACTAGATGTTCAGGACGAGTTTCAGAAGTTCAGCGACTACCACGCCAGCAAGGGTACGAAATGGTCACTGAATTTCACCGGGACGGAAAGTTACATCCTGCCAATCCGTGATTTTATTGACCGGCACGGCGGTATCAGTGCTTTTCAGTGGACGCCACCGCTGGAGAATACCGGATTGTATCGCTGTGATGATCCGAAACTCACCCTGCTCGGCGGTGACAACTATTCACTATCTCTCACTTTTACCCAGGCATTTAAACCATGATTACAAACGATTACCAGAAGCTGGAGCCGGGTAATGTCGTCCGGCTTTTTGAGGTTGACGGTACCGCATTCGGTGCACCGGATGTTTTGCGGTTCCATGCATACAATATTCCTCACACGGAAGCGGAGATTTCCGCCGCCGGTGGTGATCCGGAAAAGCTGCCAGCGAAATCCATCTGGTGGCAGGAGGAAGAATACCGTGCATGGCCGGTACAGATCGAGGGGCTGGAGGCATCCACAACCGGATCCGGCGCACAGCCGAAGTTATCGGTAGCCAACCTGGACGGCTCGATCACTGCGTTGTGCCTGGCATACGATGACATGCTGAAGGCGAAAGTCACGATACACGACACCCTGGCACACTATCTGGATGCGGCAAACTTTCCGGACGGTAACCCGGCGGCAGATCCGACCCAGGAAAAAGTCTCGGTCTTTTATATCGACAGCAAATCATCGGAAACCAACGAAGTTATCGAGTTTGAATTAGCCAGCCCGATGGATTTACAGGGGGTACTGATCCCGACGCGGCAACTGCATTCAATGTGTACCTGGTGTATACGCGGCAAATACAAATCCGGTGACGGCTGTGATTATGCCGGACAGAACGGGTATTTCGACAAACACGGCAACCGTGTGGATGACCCTGCACAGGATCAGTGCAGCGGCATGCTGAAAACCGGCTGCTTAATCCGCTTCGGTAAAAATAATCCGATCCGTTCGGCGGTATGCCGGGAACCTCGCTACTGA